CCATGCCTAATGACTTACTAGGATAAGATAGCTTATGGTTAGATGTGTGCATCCATAAAGACCAGTCATCTAGTATTGCAAGTAACCTATCTGTTGTTATCAATTAATCTCCACAGAAACATTCTATTGAATCATCAAACATATTTTCTTGTTTGTCTACAAAGTTATGAATATCTGCATATTTTGGTCTATCAATTCTAAATTTGTTTCCATCACCATCTGTAACTGACTTTGCATATTCTTCTTGTTTTGCCCACCATGTAGCCCTGTCTGGCTTTTGTTGAATCAAAGTTAATATTTTTGGTAATGACTTTAAAAAACATAAATCACAATTGCCACCTATTGTTTCTCCATCAATAACAGGCAAGTCTAAATTAAATGTATTATTATCCCAAAACTCTAATACTTCTGGTTTAGATATTTGAGCAATATATAAAGGCATTATGGGTTCTTCGCCTTTTCCTCTTGACTTCATTTTAGCTGCTCTACGACCTTCGTCAGCCCTAATACCAATCATATTTAATCTGTCAGTCCATCCTAAAGTTAAAAGGTATCTATGTATAGTTCTAACTTTTAATTCTTCTGTGCAAAACCTAGCCCTAACATTAGGAAGCATTTTACGGTCTTTAATGACAGCCTCAAAAGGTTCTCCATTACGACTAGCAGTTGCATAGTCTACTTTTGCAAATTCTTTAAGGCTTCTATACTCTAACCAATGAATAGGCACATTCCAATTTACAGAACAATCATTAACAAACTTTAATGTAGCTTCTTCCTCTTTGCCTGTATTGGCAAAACATACAATAGCATCACTAGGAAGCCCCCCCCCATGTTCTTGCAACACTTTCCACAACATATATGCAGAAGTGCGACCCCCACTAAAACTAATAACTGTAGGTTCTGTTATTTTAAATGGATTACTCAACTGACATCCTTAACTTTACAATGCCACTTTTTCTTTTCGTCTTGATGCCATCCATGCACATGAATAGTCCATCCTGCATCACGAACTGCACCTACATTTTCATGGTCTGCTATCTTCTTAACTCTTGCTGACATATTGCTTGCTGTTGTTGTTTGGACTACTAATACTTCTTTACCTTTTAAAGCTAGTAAGTCTATAAAGCCAAACAAGTCCTGACGTATCCTCGCAAAACTATTCCAATGCTCTACTACTGCTACTGTGTATCCTTCTTCTCGTAATTTTTTTAGTGATAATTGTGTAGGGCTAGTTGCCATTGTCTACCTTCTGCAACTCACCTGTAGACTTGTTAAGTTCATATTCTTGTAGGTGTGGTGATACATCATCACTACGTTTTTTCTTGTTGAATATTTTATCCCAGTTATATTCAAATACTTCTTTATCTCTTATTGGTCTTTGTGAACTTCCCTTACCCATTACTTTACCTCCAGATGTCCGCTAGTAAATAAATATCCTATAGTTCTCCTGTGTGCATTTTCCCATAGCTCTATGCGTTCTTCTCTGCTTAACTCTTTACCATTATCTATTCTTGCGTGGCACATACTACATAAGTAACTTATGCGGTGATCGTCTGACTTAATGCCAATACCTTTATTATCTCTTAACTGATTAGAATGTGCTGCCACTATAGTATCATCCATAATACCGCAATTCATACATGGTGCATCTTTAGCTAATTTAAGTAGTTTAGGGTTACGATAGTTCATGCAAACATAATCTGTTGTGTTTGAACGCTTGTCCCTGCATCATATCTTTTACTTTCACCTTTTGGATATTCGTTAATAATTGGATAAGATAATAATTCTAACATTTGTTTTCTTTGATGTTTATTTCCACAAAAATATATGTATCTGTGCTTTGGTTTTGCCTTAACTATTTCTATATTGTTTTCTCTAGCCCATTCTTTAGGTTTTGTTATGCCTCTTGATGTTAAAGTTCTTGCGTGAGTTTTTTTACCATGAACAATATATTCATCATCATGTGCTGTTACTGCACCTGTGTATAAAAAATTAGTTGATTGATAAACATAACCAATATGTCCTTGACCACCATCTGCATAAGATACAACCGCCATTGGCTTTGGCAGCATAGCTAAACTTCTACCAACAATAAAAGAAGCTGCATTTTTAGTTTTTGTTTCTATACACAATCTATTCAATTCTAAAATTTTATCTTCCCATCCCGCACCAAGCATGTGTTTTTGAACTTGTGGTGTTGGTGTTGGTCCATAAGTTACTACACCTACTAATATATCATTTTCATATAATCCAAACGCATATCTAACTATTGGCATACGTTTTGCATAATGTTTTTCTAAAAGCCATGGTTTAGTTTCTTCTGTTTTAATGGGCAATACTACCATTACTCATCCCATCCCCATCCATAACCTTGCGCCCATATTTCTATTTCTTGTTGGTAAACTGCCATCTCGCTAGTGGTAAGTTTAGTTGTAGACTTTATAAGCTCTACAGGGTTGCCTGCTATTTCTATTTGAAAACGTAGAAACTTATATCCCATGAGTTCGTGTATCTTATCTTTCTCTACACCTAGATGATTACCTACGCTTGTATATAATTCCCAGAGGCGTAAATTTTGCTCAAGACTCCTGTTAAGTTTTGTATCTGTAACTGTTACACGCCAATGCTTTGTCCAGTCAAGGTTTTTTAACTTCTCTATTAGGTTGGGTAAGTTTGCTTGTGTTAGTGACCATTTTATCATCATGCCATCCTTTAGACTTAATTATTTTACCATCATTGAAAGTAACTTTATATTCACAATTACCAAATAACTTAAACCAGGTTGTATCTTCAAATTTCATTTATGAAGTAAATAATTCATAATTAAAAGTATTGGTTTGTTTTTTTTGTTGGTATTCTTCCCATGGCACAAATTGATAATATCTTCTAATAACCCATCTTTGAAATTTTTTTAATGGTTTATTATCTTTATCATATACCATAGGATAAGGCATAATACCTCTTGCTACCATTCTATTAAACCTATCAAATATTCGTTCCCATGTTTCATTTTTATCATAGCCCACTAGCATATAAACCATCAGTCTTTTAGGACTAATGCCTGCTTTTTCTAACATATCAACTCCACGAAAAAAAATATCTCCATCTTTAAAATTATCCCAAGCTGTATATAATACTCTTTTAGTAAATGAATCATCATAATATTGCATACGAGATAAATATTCGCAAGACTCCTCATCTATTAATCTAACATTAATACCTTGGTTTAAACATATCTTAAAATTACCATCAATAATTTCTTGAGCTACATCTTGCCAATTGGGTTGCCCAAAAAAGTCATTATCTAACAAATGAATTTTTTTTTCTGTTCCTGGACGCCATATATTGTAAATAGAATTTAAGTTTTTATTTTTACCTTCTTTTTCTGGCACTACACAAAATTTACATTTAAGCCTGCATCCTCTTTGGGTAAAACCTATGCTGTGTTTAAAATTTGGATAAATGTCATAATCATAATATTCATATTCATCTACACCAATTAATTCTTCAACTGTAGTTTTTGAGTCTGTGCCTGTGCCAGCAATAAAAGACAAAGGAAAATTTCTTTTAAATGTTTGTCTTGCTTTTTCAGAAAATTTAAAAATTGACGATCCTAAAACTAAATCATAATTAGGTTCAAATAAGTCTTTATGTATTCTTTCAGTAAAAAATATATTATCACCTTGAGCTTTGTGAAAATGAGATAATTTCATTAAAGCTAAATTAGGCAATTTGCCATCTATTTGTGTCAATCTTATATTCATATTGGCTTCTCATAATATCTCATACCTTTAGGTTCATACCATAATGGTATTTTACCTTCCCATTCAAAATGTCTTTGCTTACATACATACAAAATACAATCAGGCATTTTTCTTATTTCATCTTCATTATGTTTGCCAGCTTCCATAAGGTCTGTCTTATGCTTATTACGATAAACCGATACTACATTATCAACTAGGTTAGTCAAATGAGTAGAACCTGATACTTGATGTTTAGTAGGAGCTTTGCCTTCATGCTCGTCACCTTTCCTAGCATGAGCTACTACAAATATATGGCATCCAGTATCTCGTGCAGCTACACATATTTTATCCATAAATAGTTTTTGGTCGTTATAAGCATCCTCCGCTATATCGCCTACCTTCATTAAACTATCTACCACTATAAACTCTACACCAAGTTGTTCTACTGCATAATAAATAGAACTCAATATCGTTTTGCTAGTGGTCGTGTTTTCTTGCTCGTAAATATATAACTTACCATCTGCACTACTACAAAATTTATTTATGTATTCGTCAGACGGATGATTACTGCCTAAAGACTGCCTTATAAACCTAGCAAGTGTAGACTTGGGTTGCATCTCATAACTAGCCACCATGCACTTACTTGTTTTAAGTAAATGTAAAACAATGTAGTTAAGTAGTAATGACTTGCCAGCTCCACTCCAACCGGTGATTAAAGTTGTTTCACCACCACGAAGCATAAACTTATCATAAGTGCTAGTCCAAGGTAAAGTCTTTCCACTTTCTACTTCATTATTAAAATATGCTACGACCTGCGGTATATATTCACTAGGGTTCTTGATATTAAGATGTTCGTCATTGTTACGACTTTCAAAATAGTTTTGAACTGATGCTTCATTAATAACTAACTGTTGAACCTTATCCGCTAATGACATAATGAATATGCCTGTCTTAATCTTTCTGCTGCTAACATAAGTCTTTTATGATCTTCTAGTGGTAAGGTTTTGCCT